CACGATCTCCGTGATAAACGGCGAGATCTAAATCTAAAGGTCCCTCCGGTCCCACTTTTGGAAGTGAGTCCCATGGAACGACGTGTACGTTTACGAAATTGCCGTCTACGGGTCTTTCGACCAGTAGGACGAGAGCGTTTTCGCGTATGTGTACCTCTGACCATAGTTAATTAAACGTCCGGTTTCTGTAATGAGACCTGTAGGCGCGGTCTCTATTTATAATGGTTGATCGGTGTGCTCGAACGCTTCGCGTTCTGCGCCACCTCAATTGGTGTCAGCTACAGCCGAATGGGCCTACCGGCCCATTCAGCGCCGACCAGGTTAATATAGGAATAGTATGGGGTCATAGGTCATATGTGTCTTGTGTCGTAATGTCATGTGTCGTCAACAATATTGTAATAGCCACTTGGAATATTTTATTAATAAAATGAAATTACATTTCAATTAACTCAATTCTCCGCAATAACGCGGGAAGTTGAGGGTGTTCAACACCTAGGTGGCATGTAAACACAACAGAGGGGTGAAAGTTACTTGTAACGATGAAGTTATCACCTAACAATGGACACATGTCCCCTTTCACCTCGACATAACATTTGTATCTATCGAACCAACGCAGTAAATGATTAATGTCGATCCCGTTGGGACCAAAGTCATCAATGATGACTGACCTCTCCAGAAGATACCCATTCCACCACTTTGTTCTTGGATCTTTGATGTAAGCATCTGGAAATTCGGAATGGGCAAAGCGTGACTTACCTACACCTGGGGGTCCATAAATCCATCGGACCCGTATCTCTGGTCGAGGTTGCGCTCCGGTGAGTCCGAGAGAGTTTCGTAACAAAACATGTCCGGACCAGGCATAGGTGCCTGGATTGTCGGTAGCGAATTGTTGAATGCCCTCGCGACCCTTTCCGAGTGCCTCAGTCCACTCGACGGCGAGGGAGTCCCGGGAGCGCTTCTTAACGGCGGGATCTGGTCTAACACCATGTTCCCAGAAATCTCCGCCTTTGTTGCAATATAGGAAATTAGCATGTCCATTTCCCTTTGCATATTCAATATGTGCTCTTGGTGAAAGTTGTACCTTGATAGATGGAAATCTAGTCTTTGCCTTGAGTAAGCAATATCCTTGTAAATGAGGTGTACCTTCTTCTCCAACTTCTTTTCCGATGATTGAATAGATGGAACTGCGCTCAAGGAACTGCTTGATCGCCTCATATTCTTCTGTTGTGTAGTTATTTAAAGTAAAACAAAATGTTTTAGATTGACGACTATCACTTCTGTTTACAGAAGGTGCCATGACTTGTGTAATAAATAGAATGCGAAAACGAAACTTATATAGAAAGATTGTAACAAGTGGGAATATAATAATAATGGTGATTCTAATGGTGACTGAGATTGGCTTTCGGGTAATACTAGACCGAAAGCCAGGATCACCACCAATATTTTATTAATAAATGCTGGCCACAGCAATAGCTACACGAAGTCAGCACTAAACGATAAATTGTGGTAACGTGTAAATAACAACGTGTCTCCCACGTTCGCAGAGTTGACTTGAATGAACCAATGGAATTGATTCTTGCCCTCTGTAAAATCTACACCGTCGATTTTCTGTATGGGGATCCTATACTTTAACTCCCCAACATTACCGTTCTCAATAAGGAACGTCTTCCGCATCACAATGCGTCCAATGTCTGAACCAAATTCTGGAACGACACTTGGGTCCCACCCATGAAAGGTAGTGGTTGGAACAAATGTTAAGTCCAAGTTGTCGCCAGTACGTATGAGAAATATCTCAACATTAATAGGATCAGCTGTACCTGGGGCATTAATACATTTAATACCGATCATACCCCCACGTACGACTAAGTCTCCTTGAATAGTGGGTACGGTACCAGACTGATCAAATGCCAACGCACCACCAGCAGCTGTCCAAAATTGAAAGGCTGGTGTATTGGGAAGAGCATCTCTGAAATGAGATCCGTAAAGATTCGCGTTGGCCCCAGAGGTCAACAACTCTGTCCGACTAAAGACGGAACGCACGTGCTGCTTCTGCAAAGTGGAATCCCATAACTTATGGTTCCACGATCTCCGTGATAAACGGCGAGATCTAAATCTAAAGGTCCCTCCGGTCCCAC